CAAGTGATGACGGATCAATAAGATCACTAGATTCTAAGATAGTTGGTAATTCTTTATATATTTTATATTCTAAAGGAACTAGTGCGTATGATATCACTGTAGAATCTGGTATAGTAAAAATGGACCTTAGGGATCCATTGAACCCTGTGTTTGTCTGGAAGAAAAAGTTATCAGTGAATAATGCGTCTAGAATGATTATAGACGGTAACCATATACACGTAGCATGTTCAGGAGATGAATCTAATAATAAAATGATTACTGTTGAAATTGACGGTATCGTTGCAGATCATATTGATACAGGATATGTTAGTGCAAATAAAGTTAAAACTGAAAAAGTTCAGGCTGAAACTGTAAATGCAGTATCTATTAATTCTGATAAAATTCACTCTAAAGAGCTTAGCGCTGATTTTGTAAACTTTGCCGTCCCTGTAGGTGGAGTCATTATGTATACTGGACAGACTACCCCAGGTACCGGAATTTATTGGAATTATACATGGTGCGCAGGGCAACATGTTACAGATGTTAGTGGTAATGTTATTATGTCATGTACTAGGCCAGATGGAAAAGTGATATTTGTGGATAAAAACTTATTAGAATACTTTCCTGAAAACTTAGCAGGACAAACAGTTCTTCCTGATCTTCAAAATCGATTCCCGTTAGGTAGTGCCCTCACTAGTCAAAACGCGGAAACAGGAGGAAGTGCAGAAATCACTGTGGAAAACTTACCGACACATAAACATGAATCCGGGACCCTAAATATAAAAAACCCCTCTTTTGAGGAGAAAAAAGAAGATGATCATGGTGCACATCAGCATTTCGGAACGGTAGGAAAGCTAGCATCTGGAGGAGCTACTTTACAACTGACCCACGATAGATCAATGGATCTGAATCGTAAGTTTCATGGATTTTGTGATGGTACGGGGTCTTCTGAATGTGATGCAGTAGCAATTATGGAACGTGACCAATCAGGACATATGCACGCCGCTCACACTTTTCAAGGCGATACTGGCGATACAGGTGACGGAGATGACTATTACCCGCCTTATACAAGAGTTAATTATATAATTAGAATAGTCTAAACTATTTTTTTATAACTGAATTATTAGTTATCCATGTTTGAATTCTATAAGTATCGACTCCAGACCACTTAGACTCGTGAATATGAGTCCAGTATGGCGGAAAAAACACAACAGTTCCTTCTTCTAAAGGAATATTCACACCAAGATCTGGAAACTCTAAAGTATCGCCAGTTCCTGCGAGGGATATTACTAAAGTTGCAACTCTATAGCTTAAGCAGTCACTATATTCTGTTACTTCAGGTCCATCTGCGTGTCTTTGAGTAGGCCCTATAATTTTTCTAAGATGATATCCAGAGTCTTTTATATTTTGAGATATGTATCCTCGGTAAGAAGGCTCCTTAATTATAAACCTATCTACTGACTTACCTACTGATTTAAATATTAAATCGTCTATTTCCTTAAATTCTTTTTTATCTGACATCTTATGTAAAGAACGGCCAATAGAATTAGTATTATATCCATTTTTAGGCTTATTAGTTTCAAACTCGTCTATATTATTCTCTATAAAATCGATTATCTTTTTACATTCATCAGAGTCTAATAATTTAGCCGTCATTATATGGTAACCATGTTTTATAACTTCCATGTTTAATTTTTTATATTATTGATTTTAATGCAAATGGAACTATTCTGTCTCTCAACAAGACTTCCCTAAGTTCCTCTAAAATAGTAGGGTCAAAATTATTCTTTTTATCAAATGCCCTATAGAATACTACACTATTAGATACTGCGTTTATTAACTCTTTTGGATCCTCGATGTGCTTAGTGTGTGATATAAAGCATACGTTTATTCCAGAATCCATTCGTTTAAGTTCAGGGTTCCCTGATTCTATTGCTGATTTTAACAGCGCATCGTCTTCACCTTCCTTTAACTTAAGAGTTTGAACAAACTTTAAATTGTGAGAAAATTTATATCTACCGTCAAACCTAAGCTTCCACACATCATACTTATTATCACTAATATTATTTCTAACGATAAATATTTCTTTTTGAGTATGTGTATGTTTATTTAGATAATACATCTTACAGTCGTCTAATGTAGTAAGCATTAAATCTAAATAATCAATTAGTAGTGACACTAGAACATAATTTGAATTTCTAAATATTTCTATCATGTCAGATGGTAGATCGTACATGTCCTTTAAATGCTCACGTATCTCACTTAATTTAGGACTCTTATCTATATTATTCATCTTAGTATCATAAATCTTTCCATTTATAGCAAGATTATTTAGATTTAAAGAATGAAATAATATTTCGTAAAACCTGCCAGTATTTCCCTGGTTTAACAATTCTCGGTATTCTTGGTTTGCTGCAAGTAGTACATATTTGTAATATTCAGCATCTAAACCGCTACTAGTCCCTTTAGTAATCCACAGTGGATCTAGCACTTCTCTATCTTTCATATATTTTTTTACCGAAAAAAACTATTCAGTTTAAGTTTTACTTTAAGAATAAATAATAAAAAGATAATTTTCGCAGATTAATGGCAAAAACAACCATAAAATTATTAATCGATTCAGCTAAAAATTCAATATCGTATAGTAAAAATTATAGAATTTATACTACGGCTGAACCTATAACCGGAATAACCGGCTTTACTGACTTGGTAGAGGACGTTGTTATTGGATCATCTAGTACTGTAAGTCTAAGTAATCTAAATAGATTTATTAGATATTCTAGAAATAAATCAGACTGGTCCTTATGGTATGATATTAGTCCTGCTGACTTAGGAGAAGCTGATGATATCGTATTTGAAGAGTGTTCTAAATTTTACTTTGAAGTAAAATACGAATACGATGACGGTACTACTAACGAACTTGACGGAACATTAGAAATTAATGAAATAAAATTAAGATTCTCGCAGCATTCCGCGGTAGACAATACGTTCTCTCCGGTGATACTTTGCTCTGATGAAAAATGTAAGACCCTAATAGCTAATGCAAATCCTACTTTTAAACCATATGAAGTAGACAGTGCAATAGGAATGTACAAGGAGTTATCTTTTTACACTAACTCTATGTTTGGACACTGCGTGGTATATTTTAGAACAGTTCCTGAATCAGATAGCGGAGATTATGTATTTAAAGAATGGACTCTATTTAAAAACGTAGATAGAAAATGCTTAAAGGTATTGGTTCCTGATAATAATTTCCCTGCAAATGATCCTAAATTTAATCAATTTGGATTGGACTTTGAAATGCCGTTTGAAATTCACATAGACAATCTCTACTATAAATCTATATTCGGTAATGATGCTATACCTAGACATAGGGACTTTTTATATTTTCCGCTCATTAATAGAATGTATGAAATACAAGGAAGCTATTTACACAGAGGATTTATGATGCAGCCGACATTTTGGAAAATTACGCTTAAGAAGTATAATCCTAATATTGACATGTTGCTTACTGATGATTCTAGGCACTTCCTAGATAATGTAGTTCAGTCATCTGATGATCTATTCAAAGAGGAGATTGAAGATGATATCGAGGACGCTACTATGCCTAAGCAATACCAAACAATATCTCAAAGATTTGACTCTTCTAGAAATGCTATACATCCTGATCTTAGATTAAGACCTTTAAAGTATAACTTTAATCACGCATCCTTAATTGAAAATTATTATGATCTTAGTGCAATAACTAGTGTAAATTCTATATATAAATTAACTAATGATTCTACCGCAAAGGCAAATAGTATAAATTTAGCTAATATACCTAGTATGGTCAAAGGAGATCAGTCGAGTTATAATACAATATTAGCATATCAAGGTAGCGACCTGTTTACTCTTTGGAAGAATAACGCACTGGTAACTACAGATAAAAATGTAAAAACTACACTTTCTAAGTTTATTAAAGTTAGGGCACCTTATGATACGTTACCAGATCACGACGGTCAATCTGATTCAGGGCGATACATAAGAATAGAAGCATATTCAGACCTTTCGTTCAACAATCAAAAAAATATATTAACAGATACTGATTCTAGCTCTAATGATATTGTTACATTTAAAATAAGAGAATCATCTATAGTGTATAACGCAACTCCAACCTTTAATAATACTGACGTTAGGAATTTATCGTTTACTGCCCTATTTAATCTTAACATTTCAAGTAGCGTAGTTCATTTTATAAATGGATACGATAATGAAACAAGTAAAGGTATTAAAATAAGCGGTCAATTTGTTAAAAACTCAGGTGATGCAACTGATGGTACTTTTACTATTACATTGACAGTAAACGGAGCCAGCCAAACTCACTCTGTATCAAACTTTAAAACTGGAGAATGGCACGGAATAGTTGTTTCCTTATCTAACGAATTTAATCAAAGTGGAATATACATATACTCTATACTGGAGGATCCTGCTGACATGAATAACCATACAGATTTCGTTACAGTATTTGAAAATCAATCGTCTTTCACTACTGCTGAATTTAATCTTGGAGGAAAATATTACATTCCTTCTTCTAACATGTGGATCGGAAATATTAGAATGTTTAACACTATGATAAAGACAGAAGATCATGACTTTATATTAAGTCAACAGTATGTAAAGGATGAATCTAAATTAATTATAATTGATAACTGTAAACCTCAACTTGATTTACCTTATATTGCTAAAAATAGATAATTATTATGCAGATATCGAATCATGAAAAAATAGACAACTCTAACACTCAAGATATATTCTTAAGGAATGCTACTCTTTCCCTGTTAGATTTGATGAATAGAAAAATAATAATTGATCTTTTTAGAGAAGGGGTTGTGGAAAAACATGAGATTCCATTTTTCTATAATTTCTCTGGAAACCAAGGATTTATGCAGGATTTCTTTATCGATGTTCCTGATAATTGTAAATATCCTAGCTTTGCTGAAGGTAATTACGAGCCAGTTCCACGAGGGATACTTACTCTTTCTGGCTTCAATATTCAAAACTCTGACATAACTAATCCTTTTGTCAGAGGGACTTTTACTCAAGAGGAACGAGACACCAACGATAATAAAGTAATGAAGGCTTATTCTTCTAGATTAAGATCTCTTCCTATGAAGTTAACTTTTGACATGAAAGTAATAAGTGATAACCTAAATAAAACATTTAAGATTACTGAAAAGATATTTGATTTTTACTATGCAAATATAGTTACTTATTTTCAATATAGAGGATTGAGAATACCTGCTCAAGTGAAATTTCCAGAGGCAATAACCAATGATAAAAAATATAATTTTACCTATAAAGATGATACATATGTTGAAACTAGCTTTCAAGTATCAATGGAAACATATTACCCAAGTTTCGATCAATCATCTACATTAGAACGCGGAAACGTAATAAGACAATTTGGATTTGATAAAAAAATAGCTGATAGTGGATCTAGCCTAGGACAGATATGGACAGATAAGGACTATCCAACTAATGAGTAATGAATAGAATACAAACATTCAGTCAATTTAAAGGATCTCAGAACATTTCTGAGGGACTAAGATATCACATAGATAATAACATATCAATATGTGAATCAGTGTTCAGACCAGGGTCTGGATCTCACATTAGCTTACTTAAAGAAGCAAGAAGTTATTATTTTGAAGGTGCACTAATCCTAGATGATATAGATGCCCAGCTTTTTGAAAACACTGACCTAGGAAAAACTGCAACCTTTAACGGGAGGACTGTATCATTAGATTTAGTATTAGAGGCTGAACATCGAGGAAAAGAAGTTGAACTTAATAAGCCAAAAAGAGGAGGATCTAAAAAATTCGTAGTTTATGTAAAAAATCCTAAGACAGGAAAAATACTAAAGATACAATTCGGAGATCCTGGTATGACATCAAAAGTAAGCGATCCTAAAGCAAGAAAAAGCTTTGCTGCTAGGCATCGATGCAAAGATAAAAAAGATAAGACTAAAGCAGGATATTGGTCTTGTAGAATTAATAGATACGCTCACCTTTGGGGTGGTAAAACGTATCCAGGATATTGGTAGATGAAACCTTATATAGATAATAATAAAATACGCATCTTTGAGGATACAGTTGACGAGAGTGAACTTATATGGCACAGAGACGAGGAAGATAGAATTATAGAATCAGTAGAAGATACTGATTGGCAGATTCAATTAGATAATGAATTACCTAAAAGTTTAAACCACGAGGTATATATTAAAAAAGAAGAGTGGCACAGATTAATAAAAGGAAATGGACCGCTTACTCTTAAAATAAATAAAATAAAAAATGGAAAATCGACCTGAGAATTATATGTTCTTTAAGAACATTCAGCAGATAGCAAGACAGGCAAAGATATTGCAAGAAATGGACCCTAAAATGTTAGACAGTATCTTACAGCATGGGCACGACTGGGCAGACGACCATATCTCAGTAGCTAAAGAGAACATGGATCAAGTATTTGATTTTTTTATGAATAAAACTGAAAACCCGCCGCATTCTCATTCCGATAATAATGTAACGTTACAATTTGAAGATGCTGCCTCTAGTTTTAGCGACTTTGTTAAATTAAATGAAAAAAAAAGAGGTTAGAGTGGCATGACTCAAATGCCCCAGATGCCGAAGGTAGATTTAAAAGTCTAGGAATAACGGCATTAGCTGAATGGTTAATTAAAACAAGAAAGCGGGACATGAGAAAAATAACTGGAAGTTTAAACCAACAAATAGCCTTTAATAAGAAAAGCGATCCTAAATATGCTAAAAAGATGGAAAAGGTTCGCGAAAAAGTAAAAAGGCTGTTAAATAAAGATAAGAAATAGCTATGAAAAAGTATATTAGAAACTTTAGTCACTTTAAAAAGGTAAATGAAAATATTAATAATCATTTGGAACCTGGCAATGATCCTCAAGATACAATTGATTTAGTATTAGACCTATGGAGTAACCTTGAGTACCCAGAAGACATAATTAAAAAATACGAAGATGAAGGATTTCAAGTAACAACATTATCTCAATTTAAAGAAGAAGGAGAAGAATGTATACCAGATAATTCTGTAGTATTTTCTGAAGATGATCCAAGTGACTTATCATATTATAAAGAAGGTTCTATATTAGTTTTAATAGATCAGGGAACTTTAGATTATGACTATACAATAGAAACTGGACCTAACAGTGATGAGCATCATCACGATAACATGGCCTTAACTGATGTAATAGATTTAGAAGACTCTGATTATGATAATCCTGACAATTATATTATTGCAGTAACCCGTAAATCAGAAATAGCTCGCTCAGAGTTAAAGGGCAAACTTTCCGATGAGGATCTAAATATAGCGGATACATTAGGTGTATTTGAAGATATCTTAAATATTGACTTTTTAAATGAATCTCACCCTGGACAATATAAAGCTCCTAAAGGTAGTGCTAGAGATAAAAAATTAAAGAAAGCACAAAAACTATTAAAAGGATCTGAGTCAGATAAGCAAAAAGCATACAAGCTTAGAGACGAAATGGAAAAAACTGAACGTGAAAAAACCGATGAGGGTTTAGTATACGAAGCAAAGAAGAAAAAGAAAAACTTAAGTAAAGCAACTGAAGCTAAGATTAGAAAAGTAGCAAATAAAAAAGGATATACTTTTGGAAGCTTAAGAGCAGAATATGTCAAAGGACTAGGAGCATTCTATAGCTCAGGTTCTAGGCCAGGAATGACTGCTCATGGATGGGCAATGGCTAGAGTAAATAAGGCCACTCCTAGTAAATCATGGGCAAACGTAAAAAAGTCTAAATCTAAAAAATGATATTAAACGCTAGAAATAATGGTTTTGTCTTCTTATTTCCTCCTGATTTTTTCTCAGAAGAAGTAAAAGAAAAATATAAGAAGTATTATAAGAGTCTAATATTACCTTATGATACGTTAGAAGATTTTATGTCATCTACAGTTCAACAAATAGAATTTCCAGGATGGGACATGCCGCTAGCTACTCAAACTAGAACCTTAGGTAAGAAGCAAGAATACAAAGGCTCGAAACCAATAGAGGATGTTTTCCAAAGACAATTTAGTTTAACATTTAAAATGTCAGATGCGTTTCTTAATTACTTTATATTTTTAGATAATTCTCTTAACTTTATAGACTTTAGTAATAGAAACCAAACAACTTCCCCAATGAGACTTTCGCTTTTAAATAACGAAGGATATCTAGTTTCATCTATTATATTTAATAGGCCAATATTGACCGGACAGGATGGTATTAAATTGTCCTATAGCTCAGTGACTCCTGAATTTAAAACGTTTACTGCTAAGTTTAACTATTTAGACTTTAAACTAAATATAGACTTTGAATAAAATAATTATTTAATTTGATAGTGTGGTAAATCTTTAAAGGTTTTCCAAAACCCTCCCCATTCTAACTTGTAATTTAATTCAGATGCTGCTTGTAGCATACATACTGCTACTTTTAGTAATTCAGTTTCGTCCCAAGATGCTCTTCCGGCAACAAAAGGAACGACATCTAGAGCATTACCAGATTGGTGATAAGATAATGTTTTATATCCATCAGCTTTAGATACTCCTTTTAAAAACAGTTTATTCTGTTCCTCAGCAGTCCTAACTCCTGCGCTTCCTATTATAGTAAAATCTACGCCGTCTTTTCTATTAGAACTAATCTCTAATGCCCTGTTTAGTATTTCTACTAAAATAGGATTAACCCCTTTTAAATTTCCTAATGATCTTTTACCTAGTGCGTACATACAGTCTTTATTTTTAATTAAAGTAGTCTTTCTTAAGAGCTCTTAGTGCTATTAAATAATTCCATGAATCTACTGCATGTGCCTTTTGCCCAAACGCAAAATTAAGAGCTTTACTGAACCATTTACCTGTAGGATTTAATTTATCTTCTATTTCAAGCTTACCTGTAGTCGCAGAAACTGTCACGTTCTTCTTAGAAAATTCAGTATCTTCTTTATGAGTAATAAGATCTTCTATCAATTCTCCGTTTACATTCCAGGTTAAATCTAGTCCGTATGCTATGCTATGTAGAACATATCCTATTGCTGCGCATATTCCGTCGATAAATCTCCACCAAAACAAGAAAAACGCACTCCATTTTTTTGCTACAACTGTTAACCATATTGAATACCCTAGAGAGTATATAAATCCAATCGGAAGTATTAATACTGATACTATAGATGCTCCTATTAATTCTAATAATCCTATTCCTAATTCTTTCATGTTAAAGTATTTTGTATAATTACCTATTTTCTAGCAACAGGAGTTTTTATGTCATTAATATTAGACTTTAAATCTTCTAGCGCCTTAATTATATTTTCTAATTGAGGTTTATTTTGAGTCCAAGATATAGTAGAATCTTCCATGTCTCTTAATTTAGTATATAAAGAAGGTAGTTCATTTAATAAAAAGTCATAATTATTTAACATTTTGTATATTTCTTCGATGTGCTTTCTCATTTTATTTTTATTTATTTTTATTAGTAAGCGCTAAGCCAAAAACATTTAACCGGGTTGTTCGCAGGAGTCATTGGTAAAGTGCTAGTTGAACTAGTCACACTATATTGGTATACACCTAATGCAGTATCTGAATATAAAGGTTTAGAGGCAAAATTAGCAGAACCTCCTGATGAACCTACCCATATTGAAAAGTAATATTCAGTATTTGCAAGTAAAGTAACTGTAGTATTTAAAGTTACTGATCTTACGCCTAATCCATTGGCAGTGGTAGAACCGTGACCTAATAGGCTAGTTCCTGCGCTATCGTGAATACTAAGAGTAACGTTTTGACTTGCCGCAGTGATAACAAAAAAGCTCATTTGAGTAACCTCTCTTAATACAGTAGGTATTACTTTAACTGAGTACATTTCATTTCCAATAGCAGACTGTTGAGTAGTGTTAGATATATCAAAGCTTTGTATTGATTGAGCAATCCCTGGAGTTCCTGATCCGACTTCTTCAAATACCTTTATTGTAACACCACTTGAATTTTTATAGTATACCAATTTAGTCCCAAAATCATAAAAGTAGTTGCCATTAGGAACTTCACTTGATTCACCCAATTGCTGTACAGTCCAAGAATATTCTATTCCAGTACCTAAAGATAATCCGTTTGTGTTTTCTACTGCTGCCATTTTTATTATTTATTTATAATATTCTAATTTTAATAGTCTACAATCCTATCTCTTAAGGTTGAATATTCATTAGGCGTGTGGGTTACTGCCCCTAATCCATATAAAAAAGAACGTCTTCTGAACTTATGTATCCTTCTAGTAACATGGTCAATAGGTATTTCAAGCCTATTAAGTTCTTCTAGATAAATGTCAAAAACTGATTCATTTATCATATATGAAACACATCCTAAACAGCCATCCTTAGTAAGTCTGAAATTATAACAACTGTCTAAAGATTGATTAAACGAATTAGAATGAAAAATGTGTATAAAGTCATACCTGCCCATTCTTTTAATAAAGTTTTTACAATCACTAAGAAATTGACTAAACATGTCGCTGTTTATTTTAGCATCGTCCTCAAATATTAAAATATTCTTGTGACCTTTTTGTTTAGATAGTTTTATTATTCCTTTTGTAGTTTCCTGAAGTGATTTAGCATTATTATTCCAACCGTTACCTTTAGTTGGTTTTACGGAAAATTTAGATGAATCTACTGGAGTGATTCTAGTGAACTCTATATTATTTTTTAAGGCTTGTTTTTTAAAATTATCAAGTCTATCGGTTGATTTATCTAAATTTATAACAAACACCTCATCTACTAAATCTGTTATCTTCATATTACAGCAAATATCCTTCTAAAACAATGTGAAACTCTCCATCTGATGTTCCTCCAGGGTTAGCAGCACCTGGAAGCCATGATGCGACTGGATTAACAGCTGTTCCGTTTGCATTTTCCTTTGGGTTATATGTCATATTTAAAGGGGCCAAACTAAAATCTTTAGGTGAATAGCCAGTAGAGTATTCCATTCCATTAGTGTCATTTAACAATGACGCATCATTTATAGGCATTTCTGAAGTCATACCTAAACTTCCTTCAAATTGAGATAACTGTCCTGGAAATCTGCCTATAATACCAAATCCAGTTGTATTATTTAAGTCCGTTGAGTAAGTGTTTAGTAAATCATTAAAATCTACCCTCGTAAAACCCTCAATTCCTACTCCAAACATATTATAAACCGGGTCTCCAGATGCTGCTTGTGTTACACTAGTTTGATGTAGCGTCATTTGAGTATCACTTTGTATGCTTGCTATATACCCAGAACCGGAAGTGTTACCTCCAGATGCTACACTAGTAATTCTATCGCCGATACTAAATTCACTTAAAAATTGAGTTCCAACTCCAACAACAGTTGCCATTGTCGGTGGAGTAGCGGATGGGTCTCCATTTACAGTTGAATAAGTACCAGTCATCAAAGCCGTATCAGTGTGCTTTGTAAGTCTTTTTATAATATGAGTATATCTATTCAATTTAAAATATTTCTTACCTAAAAAGTTTAGTGGAATTACATTGTTTACACTCATAGTAGCCTTACCGTCTGTAGTTATTAATATTTCAAACGTAGCCTTTAAACCTGTAACTACAGTTCTTTTTATTAGGTAATTGGTTCTTGAATTTATAGTGGCACTGGCTTCTGAATAATGTACTCGACTTTGGTCAAATATGTTTATTATAACGCCATTTATATCTTTATAATAGACTAATTTAGTCCCAAAATCATAAAAATACTTGTTATTTGGAACTTCACTTGATTCACCCAATTGCTGTACAGTCCAAGAATATTCTATTCCAGTACCTAAAGATAATCCGTTTGTGTTTTCTACTGCTGCCATCTTCTATATTTTTTACGTCGTAGTATTTCCGTATATATCCTGTGCAAAATGACTTAAAGTCATATTTACTAGCGGGGTAGTTGCTCCTCTCATAGCGGTCCCTCTTAAAGAAATATTTCTACTTGAACTGCTGTAAAAACAGCTAGCTCCGTTATTTTTTACCTGAACGTCACAATTAGCAAATTCAATTAAACCATTAGAGAATCCGACTTGGACCCCGTGACCGCCACTATTATTTTCTCTAGATTCTATAGTACATTCTAACAAACTAGCAGAGTATGAAGAATTGTTTAAGCTAACCATAACTGCCGCTCCTCCTATTGAAATAAAATTACAATTTTTAAATATAATATCTGAGACATTAACAATATTTAAAGCTAAAGATGTTCCATGATTTATCGATGTTCCATTCTTATAATTTATATCACTTCCTGATGTATGTGTAATTGTTGCAAAATTCGTACTATTATTTGTAACAAAAAAGTTTGAAAAATAAGATCCGATACTATTAGAATCTATACATATGTTATTTGAACAGGCTATGGTAAAATTACTAAATCTAGAAACATAGCCTGATCCGCTAACACCAGATATTCCTTTTCCAGTAGAACTTTCCAAATCAAACCTTGTGCATGTTCCATTAAACTGAGAACCTATATTTAAAGCATTTCCGCTGTTAGACTTTGAGTGAAAATTAGATAAATCCCACAACCCATCCAAGTCAATTGCATGATCTGATGAATTAGAGCCTGTATTTATGGCTGTAAAATCGGTTAATTTAACTGTACTTGTGTTATTACTTGCACAAAATATTCCTGAAACTGCAGATCCTCCGCCTGAAATACCAGTAAAGGATTTAGCACTATATTTTTCTATATAAAGTCCATGACCATTACCATTAGACTCAAAAACACTGTTTCCAAAATTAGCAAATCCGTCGGTACTATTTTCTATCTGTATATATACTCCGTGAGATATACTAGAAGATATATACATATTGCTCATTATTAAATTTGCGCTACCAGTCGTTGCTGCTAGTGCAGGAGCTGCTCCCGCTGTCCTTTTTAATGATCCGTTTATTAAATTTAAAGTTTTACTAGTACTTGTACTAGGTAAAAAGTGAATAGATGGATCAACACCTGATCCACCATACGTTACTGTAAATCCATTAAAATCAATTAATATATTAGAAAATAAATATCCTTCACCTATAGTTGAAGCACTCCCGCCGACATTCATAATGATACCTGAAGTTAGCGTAATATTGTCATATAGAGTCACTACTGCAGTTATATTGGACGCTTTACATGTTTCAAGTGCTGTTTGAAGATCTGAAAAATACGTCGGCGTACCATTATCGCTGTCTCGTATAACTCTAATTTGTCCAGAGCTAGATGACGATGTTGCAGATAACGTTCCAGTTCCACTTAAAGATAGACCGGTTCCGATAGTTAGTTCTTGAACAATTCCGGTTCCTGCATTATACCTTCCAAGTATTTTTTGACTGTCTATTGATGCTATCTTATTTAAACCGACTGCTCCAGCATCTATTGTCCAATTTGCTCCTCCTCCAGATACTGTAATATCTCCTTTATCTCCGTTAGTAATACCAGACGCGATGGGTGCGTATGTTGCGTTGGCAAACCCTCTATCAATAAGAGTTCTGTCAGTATATCCTGACTGATAATTTGCCGCATATTCTATACCTTTTGTAGTTGTTCTAAAATCTGTAAATTTAGTAGTACTATTGTCTGCATCTATTTCAAACTTCATAACTGGACTGCCATAGCTGCCACTAGTAACCGAAGCCATTCCTATAAGAGATTTTTTAATATTTAAAAATGTTCCTGTGTTATTATCGATATCCATTGATGTGGCTGAACATCCGTTAGAACTTAAAAAAATCTTAGAAGATATTCTACTTCCTACATTAGTATCAATGACATATTCTTGAATGCTAGAGGATAAGATCTCTTTTCTAACGTTTATTCCTGTCTCATAATTAACATCTGTTATTACTCCCTGTTCATCGTGAAATAAACTAGATCCACCAGATGAGTATGGAAATGATCCTGACGAATACTTTTCAAATTTTTCTCTAGCGTTTATATTAAAAGTATCTAAGTTTTTATTTAATAAGTTAACACCTAAGCTGAGATCAAAACCAGAAGATCCAGTACCTTCAATGACCGTATCTGCCGTAATAGCACCTCCTAAGTCAATTACTCCACTAGTTAAAGTTAATCCAGATCCTGCTGAAGTAGATGTCGATAGTGGTGCGTATGTTGCATCAGCAAAGTCCTTGTTTATAAGAGAAAGTCCTGAGAATGTACCGCTATAATCGGCGTCATATTCAATACCTGCTTTCGTAGCTGATAAATCTTTAAATGTAGTTGAACCTACCCCTGCTGCAGCTCCTGCAATTTTAAATTCACCGGCTTTAGCTGTTAAGCAAAGCGTTTCAGGCGCTGCTCCAGAACTACCATAGCCAATCCTTATAGCACTTGGAGAACCTAAGTCTATTGAACCAGCATCATTTAAAATGTACAATTGTCCAGCGCCTCCTTTGTATTGAATTGTAGAATATTGATTTAAACCTCCTGTTGTAGTCCAGTTTACTACTTGCAATCCTACGTTACCTCCAAAATCTCTATGTTCCCAAGTAGTAGTAGATGCTGAGTTAACGTTTGTTTGATGTGTCCAATTTGAAGTCCCTGTACCTATTCCACTAGCTCCTCCAAATGTTATATCTCCACCGCTATGTTCTACAAAAAATATATCAGCAGTTGTTGTATCAGTAATTTTTAATAAACCATTACTAAACGTAAGGTCTTGGTTGTTCATGTTATAACTTCTAGCTGCTGCAGCTTGAATTAAATTATCTGTTGCTAAATTTTGAGATAGAGTAGTTGATATAGTTACGTTAGATCTACTGTTTATACTGTCGTCTGCTACATTAATAGTAATACCAGTCCCCTCTATAAAGTTTATCTTATCTCTACTTGAAATAGTAGTTCCTCCTTTTTGAATATTCAATACTGCAGCGGCAGTTGCCGAGAGGGTGTTAGAAACATCATTATATGTCCATGTAACGCTAGAAGTATCAGTTACTAAACTTGCAATCCTATCGTCTACTCGTTCGTTGGTAAAATATAAGTTAGTAGTTCCTTCAGATAAATTATCAGTGTCGAAAGGAGAAAGACTAACAGTAGGCGTTAGTTGTCCAGCGCCATCGTTATAGTTCCAAGTTATACCTGTCCCGTTCTGAATTAAATCATTTACTCTGTCGTCTACTCTTTCATTTGTTAAATATAAATTAGTAGTTCCTTCAACAACATCATCTGTTGTAAATTCAGTAAAATCTATAGAAGCGGTTAATGTATTAGCAGTGTCGTCGTATACAAGACTTATTCCTGTTCCTCCGATCATTAAACTTGAAACTCTATCATCTACTCGCTCGTCGGTAAAATATAAGTTAGTAGTTCCTTCTGGTAAATCGTCAGAAGTAAAACCTGAAAGTGATACATTTCCAACCATTGTATTGGCCGCATCATTGTATGTCCAAGTTAAACCTGTTCCGTTTTGTATGAGTCCTCCAAAAACATCTTCGGCTCTTTCTTGAGTAAAGTATAAATTTACTCCCTCCGCAATATCACTAGTAGTTAATGACAAAGCTCCTAAGCTCGCCCATATTAAATTTCCAGAACCATCGTATGATAAAACTTGACCAGTCGTCCCTGCGGTAGTTGGAAAGTCGTATGCATTATTTACGTTAACTTGACCTAGAAATACTACGTTTCTATAAATTTCAGTATCTTTCACTAATGTAGACTATTTTATTTATTTATTTTGACGACTACAAGTTAAACTCAACAACACATCATCCATATAACTATATATGGAGATTTGTATTATTAACGTGAATTTTTAGAATTACTAGTATATTTTATCCTAGCATATTATTATTCTTCGAGTGCTTCCTCCGCCGCCGAGTCCTTTTATTTCGGTTCTATCTAATGTTAGATTACCACTTCCAGCGGTAGCTCTCAAGCTAATGGTTCCAGCACTATGACCACCATCAGCACTAATTGCACCTGTAGCTACTTGCTTATTAGTATTATGAGTTGTAAAAGTCCTGTTAGTTCCTTGTGGTATCTGTTGAGTTAAAATAACGGCATTACTACAAGAAGTAATCATAATTAGTGAATCCTCTTCAACTGTTAAATTTTGAGTATTTGGTGTTGCTTGACCGCCCGTTCTTTCGTATGCTCCAACTCCACCGCTATCGGTAAAACTTCTTATGTGAACAGATACTGGATTCCACATGTTTTGATTAAAACTTACTACAACATTATGAGTTCCAGTAGGAGGGTCTACTAAATAAAAGAAAGACATTCTTTGACTTAAACCGCCCCTATTAGTGCTATGTAATTGTGTTAATGAAACTCCATTGTAAGTACATGGATTACTGCCTAACCCAACATTATTTGCATGAGTTATTTGAACAACAAGTAATCTATTGTTCCCTGTATTTTGATTATGTGAATAACTTTTAGAATATCCCGCAGGCGTAGCATTACTATTTGTTACATTTCCTTTAGTTGGAGCTGCCATATTATAAATCGTTTATGTCTTTAATTTCAATTAAATTTCTTCCTTCTAGTGTATTTACTTCCGTTCTGGCCTCATTTACATAATCAGTTTCGCTAAAAAATGTACTTACGTTAATTTCTTCATTTTCTAACTTTGTTCTATTTTCTGCTAAAAATGAACCTAATGTTTCATCGTAATTCTTATTTATAGAATCTATTAATTCAGAATCCCCAGTATACCCTACTTCTGTGAACTTAACGATATTTAAAGATTCTAGCTCTATTTTAGTTATTATAGTTATCACTATTTTTTGATTTTAATTATATTAATCTAAATAAGTTACTTCAACAATACCTACACTAGGGAAAAATTCTTCAATTATCTGTTTACCGTAATTACTCATTACATAATGAATGGCCTGCAATCCTGTTTTTCCACCGTCTGAGTATGTATACTTATCTTCTTTTAAGCCTTCTTCGTTTATCAGTTGCATCTCAAAGTCCTGTCCCATAATGTTTTTATCAGAACCGTCAATGTTTAATTGAATAGTATTTTCTGCTTTCCATTCAGTAGATTCTCCATACGCCCAATTAAAAGGTACATTAAAATTTTGAACAGTTTTTCTTCCTGTTCCTATGTTTCCAGGACAAGAAATCTTTCTTATACCTGCTGCATAAATATCAAGACCTCCTGCCTTAATTCCACAATCTTCTGCTAAAGTTATAGTTATCATAACCGATTTATTTTTATTTATTTATTATTCTGTATATCTTATGTTTACCACTGTTGTTGCCGCTGTTGCCACTGTTCCAATATCTAAGAATATCCAGCTGTTAGCTGGTATTGTTGGATCTGTTGAGATATCTACAGCTGCTTCAGTTGTAGTTGTTAGTGTGGTAGACGCTCCTATTGCTGTAGGTGAACTGTTAGCTAAATCAGTATCCCAATATAGTCTAATATCAACATCACCTGCTGCCATTAATGCTCCTAAAGCTTCTTGAATTGTTATTGCTACGTCTGTTCTAAATATAGGAATATAATCTGCATCCGCTGGAGATTCAAGAATTATTGTTTTGGTAAGAGACGGTAAAACAACATTGTTAACTGTTACACTATCTCCAATTTTAGTAATCTGAAAGTTGTTTAAAGCGTACCAAGTTGCATTAACAGAAAAACTTGAAGTACTATCTGCCCAAAATTCTACATAATCTCCTACTGCTAATTCAAGATTGGTAGTTCCAGTTGGTGCATCCCAAGAAGTATGTAAGTCTGTTGCTGTAATTCTTTGTGTAACTCCGTTTTTCTTACAAAATATTTGAACCCAGCCACTACCATTATCTACGAACAATGTATTTGTAAATTGGTATGTTCCTGCACCGCTTGCAGCAACTGTAAATCTATGTGTTGTATTATCCCACTCTCCATTTATATCAAAACCAAGAGTAGAATTATCTACATAGTCAATTCTTTCTGCCGTAGAAGTAAAAGCTTGTGTTGTGTCCATACGTCCTTGAACAAGAACTTTAGTTCCTATTCCTGAAGTTGCTCCTCCACTAACTATTTGTTCCCAAGCTGAACCGTTCCAAAAGAACTTTTTATTTTTATCGGTATCAAAACATTCAAAACCTTTTTGAGTCGTTCCGAATGAACCACTTGAACCAACTCTTCCTGCCGTATTCATTGTTATATTACCGAAAAACGACTGTTGACTTACGTTTGTTCCGTAGTTACGAATCAAAAACCTTGCTCCCGTAACTGGTGTTGACTGTCCTAAAGTGAAGTTAGCATCTAAAAAGCAATTGGCATCATTTGAAATTCTAAAGAACTCTGCATTAGCAGCAGTACTTAAAACAAGTTTAGACACTCCAGACTGAACATTAAACTTAAACAAGTCTTGCGTTCCCGCAGTGTTTCTTATTGTATAGCTTTGAGCGTTTAAGGCGTGTTGAATAATGTTACCTGTACCAACAGTAAAGGCGTTAGTACTTGTTCCGTCGTATGCTACATTAAAAGCTGAATTTACGTTAGAACCGTTTGTGGCAAACCTACCGCTATTTTTAACGTCTAAAAGTGAATTATTATTAATATCAGTAACTTTGAACCCACTTGTTGAAGCTGAATTGTTTGATCCTTTAATAAGTGTGTCGTCTTGTAAGCTTATTTTTTCAGAACCTATAACTGCTGTTCCTTTTAAAATCCACCTTGAAGATGAATCTATTAAACTATGTTCAACAGTAGCTTTTTTAAATTTTACATAATTATCCGTATCTAAAACAACTCCAAAACTACTATGTCTTGTTCTTAATGTAATATCAGGATAAACACCAATACTTGAACCATAAGAAACATTAGACTTAATATGTAAAAGAAATCCAGCACTACCGAAATTTAAGTAATCATTTTCAAGAGCCCCACTCGATAATTTTAAGCCATTAAGATATGACATATTACATAATGCTAGTGTACTACTACCATTTGTATTATAAAAGGTATGTTTGCCATCAATAGCAGCACCACCATATCCAATTCCGTGTCCGTTTGCATTACCTTGTTGAACATCTAAAAGCAATCTGTTTATTCCGGTTGAATCTTTTAATTGCCAAGAGTGATCGTTAATATCTGCTGTATGAGCTCCATCAAAAGTTAAATCTGCAATTGAAATATTATCACCGCCACTTTCGAATGGGTTTACTACAGCACCAGTTGAATCTTTGAAATAAACTAATTTAGTAGCTTTATCAAAAAAGTATGCGCTGTTAGGTAAACTTGCAGAAGTCCAATCAGAAGAACTGTCTGTTGTATGAGTATATGTTACTCCTGCTGATTGTGATATTCCGTTTGCTAAAGTTACTATTGCCATGTTATGTCATTAAATTTTCAGAAAGCAATTTAAAGTCATTGAAAACTTGTTTTTGCTCGTTTGTTAAATCTTCAAAGTTGTTTATAGTTTGTGTTTCTCCAGACTCATTGACATATTGAACTATCATCCTCTCTGGAACTCCGTCGTGTCCAATTTGGAAAACTGTTTGTTTTAATGTATTTGCCATCTTTACTTTATTTTATTTATTTTTTAAAATAATAAGTTCCTTTAAATATCAAAAGTGTTAACCAATTAAAACGTTTCCATAAATATCAGGAGTATTACTTTGTAAGTTAGTTATATTTGAATTAATTGCTACAGTGCAGCCTCTAAATTTCAATCCTACAAAATAGCAACTCTTTGCTGAACCGGAATATAAGCCATTAGCTGAAGCATTGTGAACTCTCAGACTACCGCCGCTAAATGTAACATCGTCGTCACTGCCTACAACGGTTAAGGCATGGCCTGCAGCATCATTCCAAATCGAAGATACTGATAAATTAGAAAACTCGACTTTTCCTGCATTCTTAAGTACATACATTCCAGATGCAGCTGTAGATAAAGCTTTGACATCGTCAACTAAATGGTCTCCAGAGCCCGAACTATATCTAACTCCATAAGAAGAAGTAGAGTGTCCTGTTATGTTAGTTCCGTTTCCTAAAATATTGACTCCCGCAGAACCTGAAGAATAGCCAAAAATATTTGCGCATTTATTAGCTCCTGTTATAGAAGCCCCATAACTAGAATTAGAATATCCTTTACAATCAAAATTGTATCCTCCGGCTCCATAAAATCCAATATCTCCAGTAGATCTTCCTATGCAGCTATATGCGTTGCTACTATTGTTATAAACTCCATAAGAGCTAGTAGAAAATCCATAACAATTTATTGCCGTTCCGTTGTTTTGTATTTGTAAACCGGCACCGCTGTTTGCGCTTGCTTTTGCATTTTCTAGTTTTGCGTTTGATATATAAACCCCTAAAGATTCTCCAACAAAATCACCACCTTTGACCGTTCTTGATGCGCTAGATAAATAACTAGCGTTACCGAAATCACTCTCTAAAATCATCGAATTTAAAGTCAAAACTCCAGAACCAGTTGCACTAATTGAAACACTGTTCGATAGTGATGCCGTACCTCCTATTCTTTTAATTTTACCATTAAACATTTCTAAAGAAACATTAATTGGAACTGTAAAAGAATTAGAAGTTCCGGTCGTATTTAGTGTATAAGTATATCCGTTAAAGTTTATATTAACACCATCAACACAAGTCACTGTTATATCGCTCGTTTCTGTAATATTTGAAAATACTTCTATAGTATCTCCACTAGAAGCTGCTGCAAGCGCTAAAGCAAAAGTATCATAAGCAGTATACTTACCAGTTGAATCTGATATAGCAATTTTCATAATAGATCCACCGTATACACTTAACACTGCACCAGTAGAATCCTTATAATAAGGTAAACTAGTAGCTTTGTCATAAAAATAAGTACTGTTTGGTACACTTCCCCAATCACCATTGTTGTCGGTTATCTTTGAATAACTAATACCTTTTTCAGGTTTCGGGTTAAAGTTTATATCTTGTACTGCCATTATTATCTTATTTTTATTCTATATAGTTATATTTCCATACGGGTCACTAGTAAACGTATTAGATAAAGTTACATTTGAGCTTATTGTAGTTGTAGCACCATCAAAAGAACAATTAGCTACCTTCATATTCATAGCAGCATCACCTTTTATACAATTAACAGTTGAATCTGCTACCTCAAAATCACAATTAACAAAAGTAACTACAGAAGCTCCATCAACAATGTTAGCAGCATGTGCTGTTCCCCCAGATGTTTTCTCACTTATAAATGTACACTTCTTAAATTTACTAGTAGAACTTCCATAATTATAAAAAGCTACACCATCTTTATTTCTAAAAGTACAATTAATCCAATTTGTGGTAAATCTTGATACTACATTATTAGTCCCAGAATTAGTAGTAAAGTTTACATTTTCAACCCTTTCAGCACCTGTAATAAAAGCACAATCAGTACTATCACTAAAAACATCACCATTTATTAGTATTGAATTACTAGGTACATTTAATGTTCTTGTTCCGCTAGTAGTTTTACAATAGAAGTTTTCTATTTTATAGGCTGAAGCAGAAGAAAATACAGCATAACCAGATACACTTATAGCTGTAAAATCTTTAACTATAGGTGCTAGCGATTCTAATAAAACACAATTACCACTATTAGATTCAGCATAAAAATTAGTTGCTGATGTTACAGAAGATCTAACTCTTAAAGCTGCTCCTGTTCCTTCGGCTATTGCCTTAAAATTAGTAACGTCTCCACCAGCATTTAAGAAACAAGCCATTCCAGAACCTGTACTAATAGATATAAAACTTGTTAATGAAATACCTCCTAATGCATCAGCTAAATAAACCCCATAACCTGTATTAGTTTTAAAGGTAGAATTTCCTAACTCCCATATATTAATTGGTGTTACTGATGCATCTATTTTTAAAGCTGAACCTGCTTCACTATAAACATAACAATTAGACATATATAAATCTCCAATACCACTTGAAAAATGTAAAGCATTCCCAGTTCCAGTAGTTTTTATTAGAGACCCATTTATTATTGTAATTATATTACTTTGTAATTTATTAAATATTACAGCACCTGAATCATTAGCGGTATTCGTTATGGTAAAACCATTTAAATCAAAAGTTATATTATCAATGTTTGTTGTTACATTTGTAGAAATAGAAGTAGTTGTTGTTATATTATCATGTAAAGTAATAGTAATATCACCCCCAGATGAATTAGCTGCAGTTAAAGCAGATTGAACATCAGTATAAAATACTGAACCTCCACTTCCACCCTCTTGGGTAAGTTGTACAATTCCTACTCCGGCCGCAACATCTACCCATGCAGTACCATTATATCTTTGTAAACTACTTAAATCAGTATCAAATACCATTAAGTTAGTATCTGGTGAAGAGATAGCATTCTTTTGAGCTGTTGTTAGCCTTGGCATTAAGAAGCCGTCTGTTGTTGTATTCATCTCAACTTTACCTCCTAATATTGCACCCGTAGAGGAAAGCAAATGTTGAGGTGTTGTTGTATTCCATCCTAAACCTAGACTATTACCTGT